ACAAGTTCATAATGCGGTGTATCATACAGAGTTTTCCAGTCTCCACCCCACACTATTTCCAGTCCCATTTTCTTTGCTACTGCTTTGACGTGCCTTGAAATTTCGACAAGTTTTTTGTTGTCAAACATTTCTGCATCTGTTGTATATTTTACATAGCCACCATTTTGGTTATAATGACCGCAAACCGCTATATCTACCGCATGACCATATCCATCAGATTTTGCCTGATGATTCGATTTTCTACTATATCCATCAAGCTTTGTAACTATCTTACCAGGCTTAGTTCTTCCCTGTTGGTATAAACTGTTCTGATATTCGGCAGTCCTTAGACCTTGTATGATTTTAAAGTCATATGGGCTATCGCCTATTGCCTTTTTCATGAGTTCAATCAGTTTCGGATGCACTCCCTTCATTTTCTCAATACTCGCATCTGATAACACGTATTTTTTTATCTCAACAGTTGTTTTCTCTTCTTTTATTTCTTCTACATTCAGTATTATGTTATCTTTTTCAAAATTCACCCCAATCACTTTGTATTTTTTGTTATCAAATTCAATTTCTGTACATATAAGTTTTTCTATATTCATTTATAACACTTCCTTTTCTTTTATTAATTCCATTTTTTTTAGATATTTAAACAAACGTGTTGGATTAAATTTATGATATCCTTTCTTCTCCAATGTTTGTCCTTTGTATGTCAATGTGAATTGTAATGCGTAATCAATAGCGTTTAGACAGAACTCGCTACAGAAGAATTTCTCATTGTCCTGAGCATTAAGAAACCATGCAAATTGACTTCCAACTATTGCTTTATAGTCATACCCTTTACCCTTGTTAGCAATGAAAAAGTCTATCACATCAGATGCCCATATGTTATTATCCAACTCAAATAAATCCATATTTTTCTTATATTTAAATTCTCCATCTCTAACTCCCCCTGGATTCGCTAGATATATATTTCCATTATACATAAATTCACAATGGCTATATTCACCTAGCGTCCAGACGGAAATTAAAAGCCCCACTATACCGCGGGGCTTGTGAAATGATATATATAGCTTATCTTTTTTCAGCATAAATACCTCCTCTTTTAATCGTGAGATTAATCGCTATAAAATCTCACGATTAATTCCAAAGTTTTTCAAATTCTTCTTTTGCATTAAATATCTTCAGTTCTTCATCCAATAAAGTTTTAAGTCTAGCAATAATTTCACTCTCTGTCTTCAACGCTTTAGATAGCTGTGACTGCATATGAAACGCCATTAATTTGAAATCATCAAGAGTTAAAGTAGGATAGACATGTTCCCTAGTGTCTTTATCTATCAGCTTCCATTCACTTGTTTCTTTTCTTCCAGTTATTGTCAGCAACAAAATTAAACTTGTTAAGCTATCCCTGTCGCCTTTCTCCCTGTTTCTTTGCAAGTATTTGCCTTTAAAAATAAATTCTTTTTCTGAATATTCCACTTTTAAATCAGATAATTCTTTCTTTATTTGTTCTATTTTTAAATTTCTGTTTAACTTAACAGTATTATTTTCAATGTATTCAAATTCAGATAGCTCGACTACTTTAATTTTATTATTTTCTACAAGTTCATTGTCTGCAAGTGTGTATTTTCCAACAGCATATAGTTCTTCTTTTGACATTTCCCGCATGTTCCCGGATATTAAAATAGGATTTTGATACTCTATATCAGAGTAAACATGTCTCGTGCTATCCCAGTCAGGGTAAAACATAATGGGATTATCTTTAAAATCTTCCAAGTTTGTCACAACAGGATGTGCTACTACTTGTAAATTATTTTTGTCATATATATTTATTATCATTTTTACCTCCTTATATTCCTATCTTTTTTCGTATTTCTAATATTTTATTTCTCTTTTCTATACCACTTTTTTCTTTAATATAATGTTTTCTTGTGACATCTACTCCAGAATGGTTTGCAAATTCACTTGCTATTTCTAAATTGCTTGCATTTGCCAATAAATTTATTGCAGTTTTTCTTATACTATGTGGATAAAGCCTTTCTATCCCTATTAACTTTCCTATTTTTTTAACTCTTTCCCTTATAGTACTTTTTGTCATTTGTTTATAAATTCCTTTATATTTTGTTACTAATAAGTAATCTTCTTTTATCTGTTTTTCATTTCGTATTTCAATCCAATTTTTAACAAGTTCTATTGTTTCTTCAAAAATAGGGAATTCAACTAATTTTTGTTCTTTTTCAATTACTCCACTTATTATTCCATCTATCAGATTTAAATTTTCAATTTTAATTGATTGTAAGGCATTAATTCTACATCCTGTATCTATTATCAAATTAAAAATTATTCTATCCTGAATATCAAAATTTTTATTAGTCTCCATTTTAATATCTGCTTCTATAATCTGTCTTTGACTTAAATAGTAGCTTTTTCTACGTTTTTCAACATCTGTAACTTTCAGCCTATCTAATCTTTCGCGAAAAGGATGCGTTACTATTAAACAACGTTTTACTGCCCATATATAAAAACTTGAAATAGCAACAAGCTTATTATTTATAGTTTGAGCATTATTATTACGTTTTTCCCTGCAGTACCTGATATATTTTTCTAAAATAGGAACTATATTTTGTATTGTCTTCTTATCCAACATATAACAATTATTTTCAAACTCTTTTAAATATTCCAAAAATAATTTCATAGAATGTGCATAAGTTTTATATGTTGTATTTCTAGTTGCTCCATTTCTTGCTATACAACTGTTCAAATACTCTTGATAAATCTCTCGATTTCTATTATTTCTTTCTTCCATTTGAATCACTCTCCTATACTTTTTATTAAGTATAGCGTATTTAAACAAATTGGAAAATTTATACAAAGTTCAAAAACACGACGTCACCGTGCATGGAGGGGGAGTCAATTTTAAGAAATATGGTAAAGTTGTCGTTATTTCAGTTGAAATTCAAAGAGAAAATATAACCTTTACAGAAAATTCTCAGCTTATTAATAGTATTCCGGACGGATTTAAGCCAAATGATATTAGCCTCGGAATAGAATCCGCTCTTGCAAGTAATTTAACTAATGGAAAGCAAGGGGCAACACGTATGAGAATTGAAAGAAATTCTCTAAATATATGGGGTTGTCACACTGGAAATTACAATGTATTAAAAGGATCTATTACATACTTTACTGATAATTAACTTGTTAAAAAAGATGCATTAACGTAGATTGTACCTTGAAAATTAATTGAACTTTCCCAAGTTATTTGTCCATTGCTTCTGATTTTTATTGTCCCGGAATTATTGCTGTTCCAAAAAGTGACTGGAACAGAGATGTCAAGAACAGGGCGGTATCCAGCTGGCAATGTTGCTAATACAGTACCTCTTGGCAAAGAGCCTTGCAAATAGTAGTTACTGTCCCAAGTCAGTATTACAATGTTTCCAGATTTGAGTAACGCAATACCTTTATCTATGATTTTAGTCTCGATTCTGGATAAATTTTCCAATTTATTCGCAGTTTGATAGTCCGAAATTGGAATAAATTTTGCCCCCTCAAAATAGGTCAAAGTATTTTCAACGGTTGGAACAACCATTTGCTTATTTGCTTTATCATAATATGCTATCCCTATTTTTTTAGTTCCTACATCCTGCAATAGCCCACCATATCCATCCGTTCCCATCCATTTCATTTTTTCATTAATATTCAGATATGTTTGGTCAGCGGTTTCCTTTGTTATATATGTTATACTCGGATCTATCAATGCAGTTATATTAGTTGCTCTGTCAACTATCAAAGTATCCACATATTCTATTTCTACGATGTTATTAGAAGAAAAAGGAGGAATAAAATCTGGATTAGGTGATGTATTATACGCATATAGTTTTTCAATATTATCATTACCTCTTGCAAACACTCCTAATTCTTTAATATAAAATCCTGTTTGTAAATCTTTATTGCTTAATAATGCCCCTAATTTGCATTGTCCTCCTTCAGCTCTGATACTGATTATATTCAAATCTTTTTTTGGATTTACTAAGCTACTCATACTCCTTGCATCTGTAGATGAAACCCCATCTCCTATCTGCATTTTAGTAAATTCTATTTTTTCTCCAGAAAGCCCTTTGGCCAGGAGTTCTCTACCTGCTTCAGTAAGCACATAACCATTAAAATTTGCCATTTTTTCCTCCTATCTTATTCCAATTAAATATCTACTTCTGTGTAACATTCCGAAATCAGTATTTATGTTTTCGTTTGGTATGCTTATAGAAGTAGATCCTAAATCATATTTTATTTTATAATTCCTATATAATCCGATATTTATTTTGCTTTCTTTTATTCTTGAGAATCTTAATAATTCTAACCAGCTTCGTTCATTTTTATATTTATTTACTACGTTTAAAACTTTTAAGTAATCTTTTTCATTTTTAAGTTTCCCAGAAGTAGATATTTTAAAATACCCTGGATTTCCTCCATATTCAAACCATTCTTTTATTTCTACATTTCCAAACATTATCTCACAAACAGATTTTAATCCGCCAACTGTTCCTTTATTGAAATGGGCAACTATAGATTTTTTTATTAATTCCCTTTTATCTTTTGTATCTGTATATTCGTCAATATAATCAACATGATATTCCCACAATAAAAAATCAAGCTCTTTTTCTGTCAGTTCATCTATATTTATCCAAAATTTCTTCTTTATCCTTTCATGTGATTTATTTATAGCATAATCAATAGATTCATAAATCCATTTAGTTGTTTTATCTGTAAGAGTTGATTTAGCTGCAACATCAATAAGTTTTAAGTCATTAATTTCTATCACATTTCCTCAACTCCTTGATAATTATTTGTAATTCCGTTATTTACTGCTATTTCATTAAAATTTAACTTTCTGAACATGGGACTTCTTAAGTTTATTCTTTTTACTCCAGACTGTTTTAAAAGTTTTATCAACTCATCCGGATTTAAATCTCTTCCAATTTTTTCTTTTTGCCATAAAATAAAATTCTGAACCGCCTTATTCACATTGTCTTTAATCACATTTACAAGTGTTTCATCTTCTTTTTCTATAAAATAATCAAAATCAATTAAATAATTCACCTTAATTGCTTCTTTCACTGTAACTTTATCCGTAATTGGTCTTATATTTTCAGAATTTAAAACCTTTTCTATTTTATTTTTTAACTCCTGACTAACAGTTTCAGTTTCAGTCCATACATAGACATCAACTTCCGTAGCCCTTGGAGAATTCACTTTTATATCTGTTATACTAGGACTTGCCGTTTTTGCCCAAAAAATGTAGGCTCCTG